GGCGCATAGTCCAAATGCCTTGAATCGTTCATCACGTATGTACTCCTCAGTTGTCAGTTTTGATAGGGTGTAGTCTTTCTTAGACCATCTAGTCTCGAAGTCAATCGTTATTATTTTGTCGAATGGCTTCAATTAAACATCTCCTTGGCTGGCGCATCTGCCATGTTCATGTCGTTGAAACTGCCCGTGACTTGGTTCAGTATGTAGGCTGCTTCCATCTCGTTGCAGTTCAGTGTGAAGATACCCGCGTGGCTATCCTCGTGCCCCAGTACCACGACCCCATGCATCTTGTCATCGACACAGCAGTCGACCAAGCCCTTGAAGATAAGGCGCAAGTGATCGCGCTTCTCCTCTGTCAGTTGGTCAAGTTTCTCCATGAACTCCAATGCTTCTTTGGTTTGTCCTAATGTTCGTCGTTGTTCCATTGCAGTAATTCCTTTAAGTTGTGCATGTTGTCTTCGTTGATGATGAACGCCAGCCCCAAGGCTCGGCGTATTGCGTCTATCTCCCTCTCCTGTAGGGCTGTAGTTTTACCTTTGCCTGCCTTGCACTCGATCGCTACGAACCGCCCTGCATAGCAAGCAATGATGTCAGGGATACCAGCACGCCCCATGCCCGCTTGGTAGGGCGAGAAGTGCCAGATACCCATGACATCAAGTGTTTTCTTGACTGTCTCTTTAACCTTCTTCTCTGGGGTGGATGCCATTGGTTACCTCCGATAGTTTCTGCATGTAATGCCGAGCCTTGCCAGCGTCATCGCTGCCTTCTTTACGCCCAGCGCGGAGGGAATATTTAATCACATTACCTTTGAGGAACCCGATGAATTCTTCGCGGGTTAACACCGACTCCATCACATGCCAAGGTTGGATGGGCATATCTTTGTAGTGGTTACCACTTACTTGTATGTCGTCGGCAGTTGTGCCGTTGAATTGTAGGTTTATTTGTGCGTGGTTAGGAATCATAGTAGTGCTTCTCCGTAGTTATTGATTCGTTGTTTAATAGATTTTTGCATTGCTTTTTCTAACAGTTTTGGGTCTGCTCGCTCGAATGGATTCCAAGCGTTCTTTGTTATTAGCAAGATGGTTTCTTCGTTCTTCATCAATTGCCTCTTGCGGGACAACGACTTCTTGGGTTGTGAATCTGTGTTCATTAGCGCACTCTCTCCTTCTGGTGTAACCAAACGTGGGTGATTTGGTTGTTTGTTTGACGAGCGTCCATGCGCCACAAGTGTGGCACTTCACTCTTCCTCCGACATCATAAATATTGCTACGCCTACGATCACGACGATTGCTCCGCCCAAGACCATCAACATAACTGCCCATGCGATTGTTTCTATCATGTGTTCTTCTCCTTGAGTTTGGCTTCTGCCCATTCAACAGCAAGCTCCCAAACTACCGCATCATTTGATGAAGTTGGCTTACTTGCTTCTATCTCCTCATCCGTCAGTCCAACCCATGTCCGTCTTGGTGGTAAAGATGACAATGCCAGCATGTCATGCAACTGCCTGAGTACAGCACACGCATCTCTGTTGGTTTCAATCCATTTCTGTTCTGATTCATTCATGTGTTCTTGCTCCTTAGTTTGTTACTGATATACGCCACAAGTTTGCCCATCGGGATGCGTCCGCTACCTTCTTCTTTAAACTCAACCCAACGCTCAACTTCTTCTATCTCTTCAGTGGTCAGGTCTACCCAAGGCTTCACATAGACTTGGATGTCATCATCTTCTTCTACTCTGCGGTGTGGCACTGATATGCCGATTGGTCTAGTCATTTGGTTTTCCTCCGTTGGTAATGGGTGTCCCGCCAGTCTGTATGCTTCTACCCGCCAGTTCTGTGCGCGTTTCTTGTTGTACTCACAGGTAGGGCAGTCAATTTGATACTGACGGGATTTATAAACATATTTGTCAGGGTCTGTTGGATGGTCTTCAAGAGGCATTGTTCTTCTCCATGAGTTTTTCTTGTACTGCGACCAGCAAACTAAATGAATTGTCTTTATGTTTTACACAAAATTCAAAGCATTCTTCCTTTGTCAAATCAACCCAAGGCTTCTCCAACTGAGCAACCCTGTCGGACAAGACACGCACCAACTCAGTCAGTACAGCAACCTCTGCAACAAGTTGTTCTCTTGATGGTTGTGCTTGCATACGCTCAAACGCTTCGCGTTCTTCTTGTGATTCAAGTTCGATCTTCATCTTCATAACCACCCCCACACGAACACAGCCACAACGCACAGGATTGTGGCGATGGCTGCGATCACAGGCACATCACTCTCGGCTCTGTAAGGCCCCTCGATGGTCATGTATGGCTCGGTGCGACGCAGTGTGCGTGCGAATAGTTCTGTTGTCTGATTGTTATCCATGATTAACCTCCAAAGATTTGTTTGAGTAAGTCGTACAACTCGCGTGCTTGCATGACCGATAGTTTGTTCACTATAGTGTGTGGGTCATAGTCCCGTGTCAGTACTATGCTGGCTGGTACTTGTAGTTTGGGCTTCTCGCTCGGGGCAATAGCGGCAAGGCCAGCGTCTTGCGGTACATCTCTGCGCTTGACTACTTTGAGTGTTGTCTTAGGTGCGTTAAGCGCTTTGAACTTTGATGCGGACTTCAAGGGTTGATACTCGTTGCCTACCGCCACCATGCGCTTGGTGTGCCCATCCTTGACCACTTGCCCTTGCTTGGATAACTGAGCGCATATTGAGTTAACTGAACTCTCCTTGAACCCGAGCTTCTCTAGTGCTTCGCACACCTCTGGCGTGGTCTTGTTGGGATTGTTCTTGATGTAGTTAAATGTCTCGCGTGTCACATTGTTCGTGGTTCTAAATAATTGTTTGCCCATGGGCTTCTCCTGTTGTTGTGTGATTTGTTTCTGCTCGTCTTTTTCCCACTCACTAAGAGTGGCGGTTAAGAATTGTCTGCGCCCGTTCTCAAGGGCAAGGTTTAGTGCCGTCTTAATGTCTGGCATCTTGGTTCTCCTTGGTTGTGTAGTCGTGAAAAATCATTCCATTGTCGGGATTGCCGACAACAGTCTCTCGTCTCCAATACTTCTTGCCGAGTTTGCTTACTGACCAATGCCCTCTGCGTTGATGCAGTCGTGGGCTTGCGTGTGTTCCTCCTTTCGGGGCAGATGGCAAACCATGTCGCTTGCGCTCTAGAGTGACTGTGCGCCACTCAAATAGCGGTGATTTACCCTTACGAATACGCTTGGCGTTATTGCCTAGCGCCGTAGGGCGGTAGTATTCCAGATCGTTGCCCGTCAGTAGCCCCTCGCTTGCACACGGGATATACAACGAAAGTTTTTTCAAGAGGGGGATGATGTTTTCAACAAGGCTATCCTTCACGTTTTGTGGGAGTTGCGGCAACATACTAACTAACACTAGCGCATCTTGGCTTTTTCCTTTTGGGTTATGTTCCTCAGATGCAGGCGGTACGCCCTTGAATTGTTCAGGTCTTGGTCTGAAGTGCAGTGTTAGTATTTTTACTTTTGTGAGTTCTTTCTGAGCCACTAACTCCCCATCAATACCTCCCCACATATTTACTTCATACAGCATGGAGTCACGGCAATCAAAAGTAAACAAAGCGTAGGTCTCGTCTCTAAACCTAACCACCACGGCCATATTGTCGAAGGGTTGCTTGACTTCTCTTGTTCTCAAAGGCGCAGCATAGTCTCCGTGTTCCAACAGTTTAGTTTCAAGCGTGTTCGCATTTATCAAGCCTAGTTTTCCCCCGTCGATAAATACCCATGTGTAGTGCGCGGCATCAAACGCACAGTTTTTTGCCATGTATGCAATAGCGCCATCCATATACTTCTCCTTTCTTTAAGCATATCTCGATTCTCACTTTCTGTCAAACGATGGACAAGTTAGTGGCTACTCTCCTCGATGGCGTCTGCAATCATGTGTCCTGCAATCTCAAACCAATTCACATCGGATAAGAACGCAAGTGCGTATGACACAGCGATGTTGTTCTCGCCACCTCCCGCCTCGTAGACGTAGTCCTCCACATAGTTTTGTAAGGCCTGCGATAACTCATACGGGTCTATGAGTTCAGCGTCATCAGACGCACCTTGGTCGAACGGGAAGTCCGACAGTGGACGCCCATCAAAAATCTCTAGGTTCACACGCCATGTGGCGTAGTTAGTCCAGCCGTTGTAAGTCTTGTCTGTCATGTTGTTTCCTCTTTGTATAAATTGATTGTTGGTCTGTCTTTAGTCTCGCCCTCATACACATCGTCTATATTTTCATAGACAACGACACACTCTTGCGTGATGCCTATCACGCGCCCATCCTCTAGGTGTAGCACATAGAAGTCGGGATACTCTTGCTCTATCTTGGTTATGAAACTCATGCTTCTTCTCCTTAACTAACAGTTTCAAATAGCGCCCATAGGTCTTGTATAACCATGGTCGCTTGCACGATATCTTCCTTATCGCTTTCGTATTGCTCTGGGTGCATATGCTTTGGGTAGTCGTCCAAGTACCAATCAGCGAAGTCCACCAATCTAGCTATCTTGTCGAACTCTTCCCTCGTGATATTGATTGAATCTCTCATGCTTTTGCTCCTGTATAAATGTATTTACTAAAAACAGTTTGCTCTTCTGAGTACTGGAAGTACTCCCCCGTCATGTCATACACAACCACTGATATTTGGTT